CAGCGGCCTTTGCTGATATGACCTCAACAATTACCAGTTCGGTAAAAGTAGAAGTTATGAGCGCAGCAACAGCGGCTGACCGGGTAGGAAATAGTTATTCAGTTTCTGGTACTGGTGTTAATACAACTGACGGCACTACCGCGGGAACTCTTGGCGGTCTTGGTTCTACAACCAACGGCGTTAATGCTTACACAAATATTACGGCAAGTCAGCTTACAAACGGAGAAAGTTTTCAATACACAGTTTCATATTTAGAGGGGGACGCAGTTCCTACCACAGCGCCCACCACAGGAGCCGTTTCTAACTTTTCTGACCTAACATCTACAGCAGCCGGGGCAATAGGCTCAGGGGGCGCAACGATAGATAACCATGTTATTACCATTAGTGGTGGAGATCCCGGTTCTACAATTACTGGCCAATATGTAAGTACTTTGAGTGTCGATTAATGAGAAATGAAAAAGTTTTGGTTGTTAATATTTTTTTATGTTTTACCCGCGTATAGTCAGCCTGTGGTCCCTAACTTCGTTACTGGAACCATGTCAAGCACCACGAATTCAACTACTAGCATCACAGAAACGATTACATCAAAGGATTATAAAACTGGTTACGAATACACCGTATCGGGTACAGGAATCACAAATTCTGGCGGCGATATGTCCCCAAATGCTACAACGGTTAATGGTTCTTCGGGCGGGGTAACTTATACATGGACAGGAGCAGACTTAACGACAAAACCAGATTGGACGCTAAACGATTCAACCTCTGGGGCGGCCTTTCAGTTTTCAGAAAGCTACCATGGACCCGGTCTACAAAACGTCACTACAATTACCAGACAGATAGAATCAGAAAGCGTTGTTACAAGTACCTCTGTGTTCTCGCAATAACCTTTAACCCTAGTTCAGTTTTGGCAAATGCAGTTAGCCAAAGCAATAATGGCTCGGTCACGAATCAGGCAATACAAATGAACCAAGGTAATGTAATAACCAACCATTACGGCGGTGGGATTATATGCCAAGGTCCACAGCTTGCAATATCTCCATTTTCTACTTTCGGGGTAAATTATAGAAAACCTTTTAACCACACTTATGACACGCCAGTATATGACCCCACCGATCTAGTAGGAGATTTTGACGATAATGGCGACCCCATAGGGGACGGTACGCCAGACAATCCCGGTAAAATTTTGTACTATCAACAAAACTACTCAGGTACAAACAAAGACAGTTATGCACTCAATACAGGAATCAGCCTAACTTTCACAATTCCATTAGACAGGCAGCTACAGAAAGAATGTAAAAACGCCGCCAAAACTCAAATAGCAATACAAGAACAGATACTAAAAAATAAACAGCTTGATTGGAATATAGCCCGGATAAAAGAATGTGGAAAATTAAAACAGGAGGGTATTTTGATAGCAAAAGACAGCGTATTTTTTAATATTTGCAAAGATGTTTATTTAGTGCCAAAGGCAAATCAGGTATTACCACACACCCACGAAATCAAGGTTAAGTAGATTTATCTTTTTTCTTGGTTAATTTTTTTACCAAATTTTTGACCAATGGTTTCACGAGGTTAAGTAATAATGGACTACTGGCAGCGACCAAGCCAATAACAGCAGTAGATACAATAACAGAAATTTCCGGAATGAATTGATCTTTGAAAGGGACGTTTTCATAGAGGGTAATGCACTCAATCCCATCATCGCCCCTTTTATGGCCAATAACCCTTTCTAGCCTAGATTCGTTGCGAAAATCTTTAATTCTCTGATCTTTAGGACCGGGGCAATCTGGTATTACAATCTTTTCTTTTTCTTTTTTTGGTATCTCTGGTTGTTTTTGCTCCGGTGGTTTCGGCGTATCTGTATTAATTTTTTCTTCTTTTTTTTCTTCTACAATAGTCAGTTCCCGAGGGTTGTAATCTATCGGGGTATAAGATGGCAACTCCCCGGTAGGACAGCTAAAGTAAGCGCCGCCGGGGTCATCTTCTATTATTGCTGTATTTTTTACTGAACTATCCCTATGTGTTTTAACGCAACCGGGTAAATTAATGTTTGGTAAAGGTACATTTAGTACTTGGTATGGATTCCCTTCTATCGTTGGTATTGTTGGTAGTTGGATTGTCTTAATTTGTGGTATAACAATCTCAGGAACTTCCATCTATTTTGTTGGCAAAGGAAACGGCGCTGTAGTTTTTGGCATTGAGTTTTCTAAAACTTTTGGCATAAGTCCCTGCACATTCCCTAAAATTTCATTCATAACCCTAGTTTTAAATTGTTCTGATGTTACATACCTGTAACCGAAATAGGCCGTACCACTCATTGAAGCTACCATTATGAAAGATACGATACTCAAAGCGTTTGCTATTTTTTGAAACATGATTAAAGATGCTTTTTTAAAGGCTCTAGTGCCTGTAACTATTATAACTTTCTGCGGAATCTGTGCATTAGCACCACTTTATGTAGGACTTTCTATTCTGTCGACCAAGGTACACCAACAGTCGTAGTAGGAGTTTTTGATTCTGTTATTTGTTCTGCAATTTTAGCTTCTATTCCTGTAACAGTATCGGAACCTAAAGCTGCCTTAACCCATGCAATAGCATTTTCCTTTGTTATATCCTTGTATGCGGTAAATGACCCAGAATCAGCATCAGCAAGTCTTACTTCACCATAAGCAGAACCTCTATGCTCTCCATCTACATCACTAGCAGTCCAGTGAACAGCAGTAACAACATCAGATAAACTTCCAACAGTTTTTGTTGCGTCTAATGCTTCAACATTCCAAGTAACAGCCATAATAATAAAAGTTTAGTTTTATTTTACTTTGATTCTACTGTTTCGACAGTTTCAGTTACAACATCAGGTAATTTTGCAAACTGTTTTAATGCACCTTGATCTTCCATTATTGGTTGCATTAGTTGATTTTTTTCTGCTACTTTTTGTTGTATTTCTTTTTCAAGCATTTGTGCTTTTGCAATGTTTAGATCAAGACGAGTTTTTGTTTCGTCATATAGTTCTTGTGGTGTTGCCATAAAATTTATTTGAGTTATCCAATTATACTAGGCAGCTTCAAGGGTTTCAACTTTTGCTATTAACTCTTTAACAGCAGCTACAAGTAGGGGAACAAGTTTACTTTGATCTATGTTTTGATAAATTGGGTCGCCTATAGAATCTGCTAGTCCTTTCTTTACATCATCTTCTACAGCAACAGCATCTTTTGTACCTGTGATTGATTCTGGTACTATTGAACTAACTTCATGTGCAAAAAATCCATCTACTATAGTTGAACTGTCAGATTTCCAATTAAACCTATATGGCTTTAACTGTTTTAACCTTGTAATTCCATCAGTTATGGCAGTTTCATTTTCTTTTAATCTATAATCTGAACTTGTATTGTAAGAAGTGCTTGAACTATTTCCAGATATACTTCCAGTTATACTTCCACCATTAATAAATTGAATATATGTAATTTGACCTGAATTTGCCGAACCATATCTTGAAGTACCAGAATCAGGGTCTTGAAGTCTAACACCACCAGCCGAACCACCAACAGAATCATTTGGCCCTACAACTACTTGCCCATCTTTTCTAATAATCATACGTTGTGTAGGTCTATCACTTGTATCATTATTAGTTCCAAATACTATGTGATATCCACCGTCATACATCATGCTCATAGAGACGCCATGAATACCACCATCCCAACCATTGAAAAGGGCTATATTTTTATCATTACCACCAGAATTTATTGTTACTTGTGCTTCGTAACAACCTTGTGTAAAGTCTGTATAACTACCATCAGCAGCAACTAATTGTTTTACTCTCATGGGACTACTAGCATCACCACCAGCAGATGACCCATCAGTTCCAATAAAAAACTTTCCAGCATTATTAAACCTTGCCCTTTCGCTTTCGTTTGCTAAGAATCTCAGTGAATTATTATTATGACCATACTGTACAGCCCCAGAAAATTCAGCATTACCAGAGGTAGCATCAGAGAAAAATAAATTACCTAAAGCACCTGTTCCAGATCGTATCGTCATTCCCATATTTGCACCACTTACATTAGCAATCGTGAACTCATCACCATCACCGTTTCCTTCAGTAGTAGTTCCTAAAAGCAACCTTCCCGAACTATCAAGTCTCATTTTTTCGCTTTGACCACCTGTGTCAAACCTTAAATACGAACTTGTATCTCCTACTCTTAAACCATGAATAGCAGCACCATAAGATGTGCTGAATCCACCAGTTTTTGTTTGGAATTTTACAGCATTACCTTCATTTGCATTTGATCCATTAAGAGTAAGATATAAACTGCCTTTAACATGTAATTTTTCTAAAGGAGAATCCGTATTTACACCGATTCTATTATTTCCAGCGTCTACATAAAATAAATTAACTGCCGTATCACCTTCAATTCTAAAATCTACATCTGCACCATCTTCATTAAATATTGTTGTAGCTCCTAGCTCCATTCTTTCCACGCCACCAGTTGCCACGTTAAAAGTATCAGCAGCAGAACTAAAAATACCTGTATTTAAATCATCACGAAATGCAAGACCCGGCGTACTTGCAGACCCATCCTCAAGAGTTAAAGTTCCATCAAGTTGTAAAAGTTCTACCCAACCATCATTTGCACTATTTCTTATTTTTAAAATTCCTGTTGTAGTATCAGCCCACCACATATAGGCTGCCGTGGTAGAGGGCGCTGAAGAACTACTATTGTTTGTTAATATCGCTTGTAAAACACTATTTATGTCTGATCTCACGTTGGCGCCAGTTGAGTTATCTATGACGTAATCATGTACTGGGGGCATTGATCTATCTTAAAATTTTATTTCAGTATATACCAAATAATACCTAACTACCACGCCCAAAACCAATAGCAGTATATTTGAAATTTCTATTTACATTACTTCCACCATTTTTTATATCAATGTCAAAGCCTGTACCGGAGATATTCGACAAGAAAAACTCGTCCCCGGCGGTCATATTTTCGATGGTAATACCAATTGTAGGCAAAGCAGAACCAGCAGAAACACTTGTACCACTTGACCCGGTAAAAAATGAATTAGCAAAAGTAACAGATTTTGTGGAAGTTGTAGAGGCTATAGCGGTATTTACTGTTTCAGTTCTTCTTTCTAACTCAGCTGTATATCCAAGTTGGTCAATCTCAATACTTTGTGCAGGGTCATTTGAATCCATTTCACACCTAAATTTGAAGCCTCTAGCAATAAAAGTACCGTTTGCAAATGTATTGAAGGGAGAAAATTCAGAACTCAAAGTACAATTACCGCTAGTTGTCTGACCAGTAGCAGCCGTTACGGTAAAACTATTTGTAGTCTTTGTTATTATTTCATAGTTGCCACTTACACCGTTACCACTTGTGAAAGTGATTTCAATAAAACTACCTATTGCAAAACCGTGAGAGTTTTTTGTTATTGTAATCGTTGTCCCAGATTGTGAATAAGTAGCAGAAGATGTTGCGTTAGGGTCTGAATCTGTAGTTGCTACTAGGAGTTTGGCGTTGACATCGAATGCAGTAGCGCCATCGAAATCTGTCCATGTGTCTATATTGCCTGATCTTTTATCAATCAGATCATTTGGATAAAAACCCTGTGTGACAAAATGACGTTTTAAACGTAGAGGTTGTTTTGAACCTAGGTCTAATTTATTTGCAAATTCATAACTACCCCCAGTAATGTCAACTGCGCCCAAGAAATCAAAATCGGCAATAGAATCGAAATCAGCTACACCATCTAATTCATCAAGTGAACCAAGAACTAAACCATTAACGTCATCAGAGAAAAAACAATCAACTTTTGTGCCGGCAAAAGGTGGGCTGTCTGTATCTTCTCTATCAACAAAAACTGCTAACTTTGGCTGTGGGTCAGGTGTTGTGACAACTACTGATGTTTCCCCGCTACTTAAGCGTCCACCATCATCGCGGAACTTAAGAATGTATTCTCCATCAAGTGCCGGGACCAAAGTTTCTGCAACGCTACCGGGCAAGGCTGGAATAATATCAACTGAGTTTGTAAAAGTTCCAGAACCATCTGTAAGATTGCTATGCCTCACAACCACGTTTCCACCGTGGGTTACGTCAATATCTGTTGCTTTGTCGAAACGTAGTCTAATAAACTGATCTGAAACTGGCTCTACAAGTAAACCTGTTACATCTTGTGGCACAGCAGTTTTACCAATAGCTTGAAAAGTTAAATCATTTGAGGTTGCAGAAAGGCGGCCTTGTACGTTGTAGCTGAAAACTTGTATTTCGTATGTACCTAACTGACTATTTATTATTTCAAAGTCAGGTTTAGATACTTTTTGTGAAACAAAATTACCATTCGCAAACCTATAGTTAACTTGATATTCCAAAACCCCTACTATCGGTTGCCAAGTTATTACTATTTTTGAAACTGCCTGATTGTTTATTGGTACAATTTTTTCAACAGCGCTGAGGTTAGAGGGTGGTGGCGATAATTCATTTAGTATTGATACGTTTCTGGTTGGCAGTTGTGTACCATCTTCTATAAAATCATATTTACCGGGGACATAAGACAGTGCAGTTATCGAATAGTTTATACCGTCCTGTTCTTCAATAGTTATGACCCTAAATTTTTGTGCCTGTACCGTTGTATTTTCTAATAACCAAACTGTATTTACATTAGGAGTTTGAGAAAAAGCCTCTGATACTGTAATTTGACCGCCTGATATTGCGCTGATATTTTTTGTCTCAACTGTCCCATCTGGCAAAACAAGGCTTAAAGTTGGGCTGTTGTCTGTTGTTAAGTCTGTGGCGTTTGTATCATCAACAGTTACCACAGTTGTAGAAGTTACCCCAGCTAACCTACCACCGCGCCTTACACCGGCTCTTAATGGGTCATTTATATCAATAATGCTACCGGGTCTTACAATTACGCCACTATCAACAGAAGTAGAAAAACTTACTATTTCAGACTCGTTTTGTTCAGCAAATAATATTGCTCGGCCAAGCCTAGCCGCCTGACCTCTCGAGGTACACGCAAATCCTTTTACCTGTTTTGTTATCGTACCTAGTTTTGTTATGGCGGTACTATCTTCTACAACTTCGTAATCAATCTCTTGACTATCCATATTGAAATAAGATACCGCAACTACACTATGTCTTTGCTTTAAACTGCTCCCGGAGTAGCTAAAACCATCAGAGGAAATATTGCTTAAATTGAATAAATAACTAGCATCTTTTGGAGAGTCTTGAGTTATTGTAATCGTACCGGCAGACCATATTGGCATACACCGCATCACCCCAGACAACTCATTGATGAGATCGTAGGCTTCGTTAGAGGATTGGATATTTACGTTGCATGAAAATCTAGCTTCTTGTCCTCCTTGTCCATCATCGACAAGCGTATTAGCGTATTTACTGGCCGTGACAAAAGAAAATAAATCTAAACTAGCGTCTACAATATGATCGCCAAAACCATAACGGCTGTTTGTTAAAAGGTCTAACAAGCACATTGCCGGACAATTTGTGTATGTCGCGGCTCCCATAACACCGTTAAAAACGTAGCCATCAGGGTAAATTATTCTTCCTGTTGCGTTGTCAACAGTTGGTGTACCAGAACTATTTGCACCAGCCCCCGGAATCCTGACCTTAATTCCTCTAATCCTATATTTTCTTGATGGTATAGATGAAAATAACTGAGAATCTAGGCGTATTGCATTATAAGCAGAGTTAGCGTAGGTACTGGCATCGTCAACTATTTCAGCAAAACTTGTCCATTGAAAAGCATTAATTGTACTAGAACTCGTGCTATCGTCAGTTATCCTTGTGACTCTAATATCCACCGGGAAAGAACCTGTGATTTCAATTGAAAAATCTTTTTGATATGCGTCTGCGGTTCTTCCTGTAACTGTATCGGTATGAACATCTGTAAAACCACCTGAGTTGTATTGGACAGAAATTTTAAAACTAACTGTATCTCCTAATAAGTCCCCCTGATCTGTTGCAATCTGGATTTGTGGAAAGGTTATTGTAACTTTTATTCTATCTACATTTGTATTTGTAATTTGTCTTGTAACTGGGCTGTCTTTGGTAACTGTTGTACCAACTGGGGTAACTGAAGAGCTACTTTCAATACCAGAAATTTTTGTTTGGTTTGCAGTTCCAAAACGAGATTTAAAAGTAACATTTTGAAAATTAAAATCATTATCAGCGGGACTACTTGAACTGGCAGTTGATTTTAATACTGGCGTATCGTTTAAAAATACGTCTTTCAAATATGCGTTTTTATAAGCCGTTGAGGTTTTATCTGTTATCCCTTCTTTTGAAGCTGACGCACTTCCTTCTATTTCCCCCTCAGAAATTAAGTCCAAAAAAGTAGCAAACTGCTTGCTGTGCAGTGTATCTGGCGTTCTTGTCGGTTGTGGTGGTGGCGGTGGGCTACCACCTCCCCCGGAACCTCTAATAATTTTTTTATCTTCCATCATGCTTGTACTTGCTCCGTATCAACGCCCCCAGAAATCACAACAGACCCGGTAACAATCTCCCCATATACAATAGGAACCGGAGTACCCGCCCTGCTAGTTTGCTGAGTCCCACTAAAGCCGAATGAAATCCTTGGGTCTTGTTCTGATGTAAACTCCCTCGGTTTGGGTACTGGAAATAACATACCACTTACACCACCAAGGACAAGGGCTGCACCTAAATAACTTGCAGCGGTTCCAATCGTTGCATACAAACCAGCGTTTGCTACAGGACCCCCAAAAATACCAAAGGCTGTATTACCAAACAAACCACCTCCGGGCATCATTAAACTGAAACCTATTAATGCGGCTCCCAACAAAATCTTTCCAAAATTACCACCAGCACCAGTAATTACCGGTACAAATTTAATATCTGATTGTCCTAGTGGAAAATGTAATGTGTCTGTATCTACTTCATCTTTATCAACCAAAACTTTGTAATATCGGTTGCTCATGTGCGCTTCAAGTTCTGGAAAGTTATTAATCAAAAAAGAAACTGCCTGAGCAGTTGTAGAAACTTCAACGTCAAACTCTTTGTGTCCTACAAACTCTGCTAACTCTCCGTATAATTTAACTTTTCGCATAACGTAGCCTCTTGCCGGTACATTTTAGCAACCATTCGTTGTATGGTTCTTTACAGCTTAGTCTATCTGCTAAATGATGCAAAATCATATCGCCTAAAAAAATTGCCACATGATTTAAACCAGCCGCACCAATAGACATAAAAAGTAGATCGCCTTTTTCAAGTTTTTCTTCTGGTCTAAGTTCTCTAAAACCAGTACGCCACGCGCAACTTTCAAACATAGGATTTTTTAGAAACTCTTCGGGTGTAATAGGTCTTTGCCAATCTCTAAGCTCAATATTTTTTTCTTCTTTATACCAATCCCTAACAAGTGACCAGCAATCTGTCACACCCCATACCCAAGGTCTACCGATTATAGGTGCTTTGTAGCCACTCGGTTCATAAAAACCCCATGTTTCTGTCTTTGGGTTAACGATGTACCAAGGTAAGCCACTATTTTCACAACTTAGTTTATCTGCCTCTGAAGCTACCGCGGGTGTTGTTGGGTGGCTATGAACTATCCCGGTAATTTGTCCGGCCTCATCAGCCTTTACATAGTCCTCAGGGTCTAAAATAAAACATTGATGAGCAGTTAAAGCAAGATTTCTACAAGGAAAATATATTTCTTTGCCTTTGATATTTAACAATAGTCCTACAGATTCCTTTGGGTCCTGTTCTTTTGCGTGTGCAAGTGCTTTATCTCTCCAAATCATATTCTAAATCTGCCGATTGATGGGAACTCCTCGCGGGTACATTGTCTTTTTGGACTTCTAACACCGGCTAAATCAAATACTGCTGCTAATTCAAATGAAACTATTTCTCTATTTTCTTGTGATTTTCTGTCAATACTGTAAATTTCTTGGGGAAACTCTGCGGTGGGGTCTGGGGTACCGTATGGATTTACATTACTTTCAAAGTTTACAGCGTCTAAAAATTTTGCAAGAGTTCTGATTCTGGTAACAGTTGCCCCGGTCAGGTCATTACCAGTTGTTGTTTGATTAACCGTTAAAAGTATTGAAGTGATAGTACCAAGCGCGTTGCTAACTGTAAGTGTAGGACGCGGTAGTTGACCCTTCTGAAACGCAAAACCAGTTGCTTCTATTGGAAATCTTTGATAAGTATTACCGGCCCAGACTATTTCGCCGTTTGATTTTAAACTACTGCCAGCATGAAATCTGTAAGTAGCCGCTGAACCGTGTAATGCTGCTGTGGTTGTGAGAGTGAAAAGCTCAATAATAGAACTTGGATTAATATTTTGAAGATCACTAACAATCGCGGCTGTACTCAAGGTTCAAATACCTCCCGAAAAGTCGCGTTAATTGTAGCTCTGTTCAAATATGGTATTGATTTTGACCAGCTTTCACAAACATATTGTCCAGCACCAGATACGGTAACAGATACATTACCGCTATTTGTAGCGCTAGATGCAGCGGTAACGGTAAAGGTATTTGCATCAGCAGCCGAAGCGACAATAAAAGTGCCATCAGTTGCCGACCCGCTTGTATAATCTATGGTTACTGTTTCTCCTATAGCAATACCATGATTTGTGATAGTTATTGTGACAGTTGTACCCGATTGTGAATAAGTGCCAGTTTTTGTAAAACCTTCTCCCGGTGGAGTGAAAGTAAAACTTGCAGAATCATTAGCCCGACTATCCAAGAAAGCCTCTATAACATCTGCCTCGGTTTCAGATACTTCAAACCTCAAACTATAACTTTTAGGGTTTTGGTGTGCAGCTAAACCAAACAAAATTCTATGTTCATAACCATCGCCGAAACGTATTGTACGAGTTGCCGGGGCGCTTCGTTTTGAAAATCCGTATTGTGGGTTGATCGAGGGAAAAGTAGCCATTATGCAAGTAAACCTCCGGGGCGTTTTTGATTAACAAGTTCTGCTTGGATTGCAGCAGAAAGAACTTGCCCTAGTTGCTTACCCCTGTTTTCATCGCCTTCTACAGATGAGCCAGAGGCATCAACGTTAACTACTACATTTGTAGCACCACCAGCAGAAATAGTACCACTCGATGATGGTGTAAAAATCTCTGGGCCTCTTTCTCCTACCATATAACTAGACCCTCTCATTACGCCACCACCAAGAGATCGCCCACCACTTAAACTAAAGAACTTCCCAATACCACCTCCCAAGCTCCCGAGGAAAGCATTAACACCATATTCAATCAAAGACCTCTGAATCTGGCTAAAGACGCTCCTAGCGACATCGCCAAGGGTTCTAGTGCCATTAATCGCGCCCTCTATCGCATCAACCAAACCACTTCTTATTGTCATCGACATATCTGAATATAGTTTTGTAAGTTCTGCAACTTGGTCATACTGCCTCGTCCCAGCGGCATAAATTTGATCCATTATTGATTTTCTTTCTTTTTCTCCCTCTGTAATTTGATCTGTCACTTCACTACTTGCAGTTTTTATTGCAAGAATACTTGTCTCTTTTTCTTCAACTTGCGCCCTCATATCCTCAAGCATAAATAAAAGTGCATTGATTTCATCAAGATTTCTAATACCGCCAAAAGGTCCCCGAGAGCCACCAGTACGGTTAACCTGTGTAGAAATTTTATTGATTATAGATTTTATTTTTTCAAGATCGGCGGGAGTTTGTGCGCTACCTATCGCACCAGAGGCCATTGTTGCAGACTTCGTAAGTCTTTCTAGGGCCTGTGATTCCATTCCCAAAGTTATGTCACTACCAGCTTTCGCCAACTCCTGATAAGCCGGGCCTAGCTGCAAATCTCTCATGAGGCTAACTGCCTCTGTAAATTTATTGACAATATTTCCTACGGTTCCCAAAATATCTTTTAACGCTGGACCCAAAACCTCGTCTAATGCTCGAGTCAAGTTACCAACTTGATTAATCAGGTTAGAAAACTGTTGTGATAACGTGCCTTGAAACTCATCAGTTGCTTTGAGAGCTACCCCGGAAGCCTCAGCCTGATTTTCTAAATTTTGGTTAAATTTAACAAGATCATCATTTATCAAAGGAAATACGGCCTTCATAGCTTCGACACTGCCAAACAGTTTTGCTAACTGATCTGTCGTTGCACCACTACCCGCGATCTGGTCTAATATTCCTCCAAAACCTTTTGCCTCTAGTGCCGCTGCGTTAAACTCTATCCCCAGTTTCTTTGCAATTTTTTCTGCTTCCCCGGTAGGTTTTAATATTGATACGATTGCTTGGTTTAATCCTGTAAAAGTCTGTTCTACCGGGACACCTTGCGCGGTTATTGTTGCTATCGCTGCGTTTAATTCATCAATACTTATGCCAGCTGATTTTGCGGTGGGTGCGATTCTACCTATCTGTCTCGCATATTGGTCAACAATAATTTTACCGTCATTTTGTGTTTGTATAAATCCATCTACTATTTTGGTGGCCTTATCTGCCTCTAAACCATAGGCATTCAAAACACTTGTTACCGCGTCAGATACCGTCCCCAAATCTGACATACCACCAACAGCACCCAAAGCTGAAGCCTCAAGTACTTGTGATGCTTCCGCTGCGTCTGTAAAACCAGCAGAGGCAACGTCATAACTAGCGGCTAATAACTCTGTCTGTGAATATGCGCCCTCAAGACTATTGCTTAAATGTAAAAGATTATTTGAAAGTACATCTACATCAACCCCTAAAGTTCTTACCGCTGTTCTTGCCTGTTCTGCTTCGTTAAACCCTTTAAAATAATTTCTGACACTAGCCGCTACCAGTAATCCACCGGTCAAAAATCCAAACGCCTGACGTAAACCGCCAACCGATTTTGTTAATTGTTGTGATGCTCCTTGAGCCTGACGTAATCCACGAACTGCCTGTTGTGAATTGACTCTCAGATCAATATTTGAAATAGCCACAAAGTTTTCCTATCGAGTGCGGGACTTTGATTCCTCAATGTGCCGTTTTTCCCTTTCGGACTTCAGTTCAAAATAAGCAGCGTAGAACATAAATTCTTTATCTGTTATTCGATCTCGAAGTTCTCCTACAGTCATTCCTAGCTCGCAAGATAAGAAAAACTCAAAGTTGAGCCAACTATCTTGCTCTAGGCGTTTTTTGCTTCGCCCAATACTGGGGCGGGGTCCATTCCGAACAAGAATAATTCCAGTTCGTTCAGTACTTTTTCTGGTAACTCGCGTTGTAGTTTGGGTGCATCGGCTAAAGCAAAAGCCTTTGAACCATCTTCCAACTCGGCTAACATACAAAGTATCCGGGTGCTGATTGCTAACGCGTCTGTGCTATTTGTCGCTGAGTTTGCAGCGATTCTGTCTGACCTTGTAAGTGGTCTAAAATATAAGTCGATCACTTTTTTACCAGCTTCATTTTTCAATTCAAACTTTCGTCTTTCTTGAATATTGAACTCAGTAGTTAAAAGGTCAACGGTGCGAGGATTTGTAGACATAAGTTAAATAGCAAAAGTAATAGCACCATTAGCGGTAAAGTTCACGGTTAGAACTTCAAGATCACCAACGGCAGCGCCCATATCAGCAGAGGTAACAATTCCTGAAAAACTGACTTTTTTTGTGCCTGATGTATCGAGGAATAATTCAAACTGTGCGTCCCCGGCATCTTCAGTAACAATAACATCATCAATTAGATTAGCTGTCTCGTTGCCGTCAGCCGCGGTATAAAGAAGCTCAACGCTTCCGGTAGCGGAAATTAATCCACCGACATACGCCCTAGAAGTGTCGCCGTGATCGGTACATTCTAAGATTTCTTTGTTTACGGTAAGTGACCAGTTTCTAGTACTAACAATAGCTTCAGTTGTACCTGAGCCATTTTTAAAATTAACTGATCCTTCCTCTCCACGAAAAAAAGCCATGATAAATAAGAAAGGGGTTGTTTAGCTACATATTAACTCTTTGAATCAGAGTTAACAGTAGTAGTTTTGGTTTTTTGCTGTGATCGCTGGTACGATTCACAGCGGGGGTCCCATAGTGCTGGGTTGCGCTTGCCTTTTACCTTTTCGATAATGTCAAGCATATCTTCTGTAATTTCGGTCATAAGTCCTCGTATGCTTCAAAGGTCATTCTAAGTTGTGTTTGGAAGAAACCTTCTGGCTCTGGGTTTGCAACTGGGGTAGGGCCATTAACAGGGTCAAAGACCACACCCGAAACGACTTGTCGATTATACAAGTCGCGGATACGTTTTCCAATTACATAATTAGCTCCCGCGCCAATGCTTTGTCCAGTAAATATATTGATTGTAACAGCACCCACAACCTTGTTACTGCTATCGCTAGTACCGCCAAGACTTAGATATTCTCCCTCTCCAAAACTAAACAGACATTGTACGAAGGAATCTCCGGGGGTTGGTTCATAACTTTGGTTGTAGAAAACTACCGGTACGGCGGGACTACTTGCAAGTTCTGTGTTTAATCTGCCTTCGATAACGCCCCTAACTGTGTTTAAATCTATTGCAGCCATTATGTTCTCCTCAATATTTTTTGATACTCCTGTACCGACCAATCCTCAAGTTCTTTTGCGATCTTATCTACCCATGGCCCAGATTGTTGGTCACTACCTGTTCTCCCGATAGCCTTCCATGAAGCTGGTACGCCCTGACCTGTCCCAGAAAGCGCCTCAGCGTACGGTAAATTGTTGTGTATGTGATAAACATTCCCAATCTTTTCAGCAAAGCCAGCGGGATAATTAGAACCTCTTGGGGGTGTAATACCTTTTGGAAAACTTCCGTCTATATTTGGTTTGCCGTCCGGGGCGTTCTCTCCTATCTGCCAATCAGAACGAAATCTACCAGTATCAACTGGGCTACCTAATTTTGCCCTTGAATCTGCCTCTAAAACAACAGCCCTAAGAAGTTGGTTTATTTGGAACTCCATGTGTCCACCTATTCTTTCTGGGGGAATAATCATCATGTTCTTAAATAAAGCTCATAGGACAAAACACTAGCACCACTACGAAATGTTTTGATTCGGACGATTTGATGCACCTTGCTATCTATTACAACACGATCTTTCGTTGAAGGGGTGTAAGCCAAAGAGTCAGCCGCAACAGTACATTTGAGGTCTGCGGCTTCTACTAGGTCATTGACTTCTCTGTCATTTACGTCTTGCAAAACGCCTTTTACAACAGTATCGGCAGTTGTTTCGCTAATAACTCCTGTGGAAGTGTTGTAACTCCCCGGTGTTACTCTTCTTACCGACACGCTTGAACCAACGCCCGGTATCTCCGCAACTTTGTCGATAACTTTTTGTAAGGCAGCAGCAAATGATGGCATTAGACTAAATAAGCAATAACAGTACCGCTGTCTAGCTTAACGCTTGTTATAACTCCTTCGATTGCTGTATTTGATTTAAACTGTAGCCCAGTTAAATCTCCTGTGATGTTTTCAGCTACCAAAGTATTAATAACTGAATCTTGCAACGCTTTGATGCAACCGAAACGGCCTGTATGTGCGGCTGTATCGTTGATAATTTTGGCAGCGGGATAGTAGCTCATTAAATTAACTCCTTTTTAGTGAAATGTTACCCGGTCCGCTAATTCGCAGCCCAGTAAAGTACCGTTCAAAAAGCGGCGGCACTCTATCAGCGCCAACAGCGCCGAACTTATCTGGTTCAACGGCAACACCGCCAACACCAACTCTTTTATAATCCTCTAAACCTGACAACCCTAGACCATCTTTGTTGTTATTAAGATAAACAGCTAGTATTACTTCTGCTCTTTTAACTTGATCTGGTATTTCTGTGTCTGTGTAATAATCTGTTGTGACCCGATAGGGGAAACCAGTTGTATATGTACTTGTAAAAGTATCTGGCTTTCTAACTCCTGTTCTTGGCCATTGCAGCGCCTGTGTATCTGAAGCCCTAGCGCCTAAAAATCTTTCACGGTCAATCCGCTGTGTTGCTGTATATAAAGCCCTGTTTTTTTGATCTGTTGTAGCACTAGCCCAAGCCGCTACGTCATCATCTTCAACCAAACCGTCCACAATGGCTTGTGCATCAGCCAAAGTTAGATAGCTATTTGCTGACGCGCTTCCCGCTGTTGCTGTTATGCTTATTGCCATTTACTTGTGATGATTTGATCTTTTTTTTGGGTTTTGGGGGAACTGAGGCCACTTTTGCGGCCTCCTGTTCTCTTAAACGCCTAAATGCGAATATTCCCATTAACCAGCTTTTAATATCTGGTAGTTTAGTACGATTGCCTCGCCTAAAGAACCCGCAGAAACATTAGCTACTGTGATCGCGAAAGACCCTGCTGCTATTGAATTTGCTTGTACCAAATATGACCCGGCTGTACCAGCGCTTGCGTGGTTAACCACAACTACATCACTTGCAGTACATTCAGAGTTTGTAACTGTGAAAGATACTTCAGCGGCAGCGGCTAGTGCAGCGTCAGCCATGGTTATAACTCCTGCAACTTTGTTTAAAGTTACACCAGTTGACTTATTTGTGGCCTGAGTGACAGAACCTGTCTGGTCAGAACCTACACCGAGGGCGGCCCCGGCTGTTGCTTCAAATACTGA